GTCGGTCCAGGCCCGAGTGGGGATATCTGTCTTACCCCGGAAATAGTCGATCTGTTCCTGGAACGGTAAGGAGCCATGGGATACCGCCATTAAAGCCCCCTCAGAATATCGGCACGACCAGCCAGGCTGGCCGCTGCCAGACCATCCGCCATGACATCGGCCATCTGGTTTGTACTCATTTCAGGATAGGTTTCGATCAGCCTATCCCGGAACTCTTCCAGGCTACCGACCGAGTCCAGCAGCTCTTTAAGACGGTCGACCATGTCATCCATGTACGGACCGGCTGCGGCCTCCAGGACGTTAACCTGGTTATCCACAATGTCCCGCACTGCGGCAGGCCTGGCTTTCACCTGCTCCCGGTTCGCGGCTCGGGCCAGTGGTAGGTCTGGAACCGGTGAAGGTGTGCCCAACAGCTCGGCACCCTCAGCGGGCTCAGGGATATTGAGCTTGTCACGGATAACCGACTGCTCGACCTTCAACCCCAGCGGCACCAATTCCTTGAGCGCTTCGATGAGGATCTTGGTGTTTTCCGGCTGCGGGACATCAATGATCAAACGCGGGTACGGTCGACCAGGTGCAAAGTTCAGGTCGCACCAGGGGCGAACAAAGTAACGGTTCAGCGTATTAGATTCGGCCTTGGCATCAGCCTGGAGCAGATCAAGACGCACCTCATTGTGAATCGTCGCCTGCGCCTGGCTGGAGCCATCGTCCGTAGACATGGTCTGACCCACCACCGCCTTACTGACCTGCTTATCCCACCACTCGGCCAGGCCTTTGAAGAAGTCTCCGGCACCGGTTACGTTCGCGGCCTGGGTGAAGTCGATACGCATACTGTCCGGGATCACAGCTGCGGCATCGCTGCCCAGGTTGGCGACTGCCGACATCAGAGTCGAGATATCTTCCTTACTGGCACCAGGCCCATAACGTCCCACGCGCATCGGCATACCGAAGATATCCGCGAAGCCCATCCAGTCTTTCCAGGTCCATGCCTTGCACATATAGCCAACAGCGGCCAGGCGGGCCAGACCGCCCCGGATCGGCAAACCTGAACGGATACGTGGCAGATGCAGAATGAACTTGCAAGGCGCCAAAGCGATGCCATTGACCGGATCTGCCTCATCGAGCAGCCGCAGTTCCCGGCCGGTATCGCGGTCGAACTGGAAAAAGCGCTGGTCACGCGGCTCAAACCGTAGCGGGTTCCAGGTCTTGCCGCTACGGTCCCACATGATTTCCGAAACGGCATAGCCTTTGCCCATGGCATCGGTCAGGTCTGCTTGTAGCTCGCCAAACTCAGGGGCTCCCACAATTTCCTTGAGTTGGTCAGCTCGACGTACATCCTCGGGATCATCGCTCGCAGCCTCCACACGAATTTCTAAGCCAGAAACGGCGAGCTTACGGGTGCCTAATACCGAGGCGTAATGCAGATCCCGTTCCTCCATTTCCTCTGCAAGGGTCAGATAGTCATGAGCCGAGCCGTCCGCAGCGGCTTGCAGAATGCTTGCAAGACGACCAGGTGTCAGGCCATTCGCTACCGACTGGTGCCAAACCTGTCGAATGCTGGTGGTACGAGCTGCTGCCAGCTCTTCCGTGAGTAGGTCGTACTGGATCGGGCGACCGTACTGGTCGACGATTTTGGATTGGGCCATTACCAAATGCCTTTTTTGGAGCGCCACCCGGCGCCAGTCTGGATCTCACGATCATGCTGGGACGCGGGCTGAACTCGGTGATATTCGATGATCTCTACTTCCTGGCGTGACGCATAGTCAGCCAGTGCCGCAGCAATACCGGCGTCGCCGTGGCGCTTCTTGGGTCCGGACTTTTCGCCTTTCTCGTTGGTGCGTTTTTCTGGAATACGGGCCACGCCCTTGACCATCCGAAACGCACGCACATCGCTGACCACATCCTTGTCGGCCGGGATGTCGTAGAAGGTGTCGTCCTCCAGTGCCGCCTTGAAAAGCGGCATATTGTCGCGATACCAACCCTCGGTAAGCATCACGCGCTCAATGCGGTTGAAGCCGAACTCAATGGCAGTGGCTTCCGACAATTGCGAACCGTTACCCCTGGCGTCATCGGCACCTTTGAGCAGGTTGGGCAGGCGCCGAAGGATGTAAAACTTGACTTGTTCCTGTTGCTTGAACGGGACATTACGCAGCTCCACCACAAAGGGCGTGCGCTTGCGCAGGTTCTGTTCCTTGAGCAACGGCCAGATGACCGAAAGGTCGCCGGTACGCCCGAAGTCCATTCCGTAAAAGCTTTGAACGTCCAGCGGAATGGCTGAAAGCAGCGGGAGCAAATGTTCTTCGCACCACTCCAGTGACTCAGCTAGACGCAGGTGTTCAGAGATTGTTTCGTAGCCCTGCGGATACTCCAGGCGCACCACCGGCACGGCGCGGTTACTTCGCTGTTCGACCAGAGCCATGCTAAGAAAAGCGCCTCCGCCTTGAGATGGAACGCAATCAAGCTCTTCATCGGCGGCATCACCGTAGAAGTCGTACACGTCCTGCACCCACGCGGCTTCTTCTTCGGGCTTGTACTCGATGCCCTTACGCAGACACACCCGCTTGTAAAGCCCATCGGCGACGGCTTCACGGAATGAACAACGGAACAGCTTGCCCTTACGCTTGCCTGCCCGGATGTCATTGATCAGTTCATTAAATGCGTTCTCGGTGCCGTCGTGAGTGCTGATCACATGGACTTCCCCGCCCCAGATCAATAGCGCGAGCGCGGCTTTCAGCAGCTCGGCCAAGTCCTGGTGGAACGCCGCCTCATCAATCACGACCACGCCCTGACGCCCCCGAAGGTTGGACGGGCGGCTGGTGAGCGCAACAATGCGGTGCCCACTGGGGAACACGATGGTGTACGTCTTAATGTGCTTATCTGGATCGCTATCCGGCCATATGCCTTCTTCGATCTCTTCGGCCGCATAGTTGAAGGCCCGAGCCCACATGGCGCAGGCCTGGATGTACTCGACCGTCATGTCCTGGTTGTAGCCCAGGTAATAGACAGTCTGGCCTCCCGCTGGTTTTTCGGCAGCGGCTACCAGTACGTTGTCCGCTGCCTCGGCCCAGGTGAGGCCTATACGGCGGGACTTTTCCCCGACCTTGAGCGGCGCACGGATGCCGATCCAGTCTTTCTGGTATTCGAGCAGAACGGCTGGAGCGCTCAAGGCATGGGTGCTGTCCAGGACAAGTGGCAGGCTCACGACGCCATCCCCAGGATCTCGCGGCGGATCTCGTCAACCGTTGCCTGATTCAAGCCGCCTTTTTTGGCGATCTTCTCAACACGGGATGCTGCCGCCTCGGCCTTCTCGCGATACTCCGCCTGCCATTTCTTCTGGACGACAGAGGCTTTACCCAGCTCGGCCACAGCTTTGGCGACTTTTGTTAAGTCCATCTTGCCGCCGTCACTCATCAGCAAAGTGAACAGCCGTTCCTGGACTAACCGCATCAACGCTTCATTGACTGAACCCTCATCATCTGGCGCAGCCAGAACAACGGCCCTTGCCTGTTCAGAAGCCATCTTGAGCGACGCCAGCTTGTCTTCGAACTCCGAGCCATAGCGATGCAGGGCACTTTTCCCAATGGAAAAGCCACGGCGCTCCAACTCCGCAGCCAATGCCTCATAGCCGGAAAAGTTCGACTCCATGAGGGAGTTATCAAGCCACTCCTTTACCTTGGCCGGAAGCGCGGCCACTTTGCTACGGGGCGGCATGGGTCACGACCAATACTTTTCAGGGCGAGCAATACCTGGTCGGCATTCGATAGTGTACTCGGCGATATCGACGCCGTAGTGGGTCAAGCCACAGATCCAGGTGCCAGAAGGCGACTTGTTCAGCGTGACCAGGGAACGGTCGGCCAGGTAATCCAGTTCGCGGCGCAGCTCCAGTTGGGTGCCGTCGGGATAGATGCCCTGGATGGTGGAAAGCACGACGGCCTCATGTGGGTCCACCGGCCGGGAAGTGTTGAGGGTCAGAAGGATGTACCAGCGCAGAGATTCGCGCCGTACCTTGGCTGGGTCAGTGATCATTCACGCGCTCCTTTGAGCCGTACATTTTCGAGACGCAAGGCCAAAGCATCGAGCTTGGCCTCAATTACTGTTTGGTTGCGCACGTAGTCTTCACGACGGACGTAGTGCAGCGGCATGTCACCCCGCAGGCGCTCAAGGCCAAGTTCAACCTGGCGTAGTCGCTCGGAGTCTTTGGCAACCGCCGCAAAGCGGTCATCCAGTCGGCTTTCCATTTGAGCCAGCAGAACCTTGACCATGCCCGCGAACATCGCGAGCAAGGTCACAGCCGTTCCGACCAACTGCCATACCGGCATTTCGATAGTCGTCATTTACGGTTCATCTCTTCGTGAACGGACTTGCAGTCCACACACAACAGAACGCCGGGCAGTGCGAGCCGTCGGGCTTCAGGGATCACGGTGCCGCAATCCTCACAGTGGGTGGCAGACACGCCAACCGGCTGGCGGGCCTGTGCCAAATGAGCCGCTATTGCAGCCTCTCGGGTCGCTTCCTCTACTACAGATGCGCGATCAAATACGTCCATGGGTGTACCACTCGATAAGGCTTTTAAGCTGCACGCGGCAGGAGGCGTATCCCTCGCTGTTGCGCACGTGGTTTTTGAGGATGTCTGGCTGGGTCACTCTTGAGTCGATCTGGTCAGCGGCTCCGGCTGTTCCGGAAGGATCAATAGTCCCGCCGGGGGGCTGGCTGGTGGTAGGCACAGCGGTGCCGGAATTGAGGGCTTCGTTCCACACGCGGACAAAGCCAGTAGTGAACACACCAACAGGAAGCGCTTCGGGTTCAGCTTTAAGGCTGCGGCGGTAAAGAGTCGTGACACGGGCTATCTCTCCTTGGAGTTTGTCGGTGGTGCGGCGATAGCTGGCTTTGCTCTCAGCAAGTTCAGTTTCAAGCACCC